ATTCGCCTATATCGTTTAAGGAGGACGTATGGAACAGATGTATGAGATAACAAAAGATGTGCCAATCCCGATGCCAATTAAGAGGCATAACTATCCCTATGAGCAAATGCAGGTCGGTGAGTCGTTCTGGGTTACCGGGGTGAAGATGCAGGCGTTATGTAATGCCAACAGACGGCAAAGTAAGAAGCTAGGACGCACCTTTGTCTGCCGCAGGGAAAACGATGGGGTTAGGGTCTGGAGGACGGCATGAGTGTTACTGAGCAATTAGAACCTACTGCCAAACTGCGTTGGGTCAAGCAAGGCAAAGAGAAGGTCTTGCAGCAGTGGTGGAGTAACGCCATGAACGTCAGGATGGGGCCAACCCAGATGATTAAGGGTGAGTGGCGGGACGTGCCGGTAGAGGAAGTGCAATGACAGCGCCTACCGAGGTAGCCCCGGATCAGGCTAGGCATGACTACATCGCTAGGGTCTATAAGATGAGCCATGCAGAGCTATTTGCCGAACTCATGCGGGTGCATACCGAGGCCAATCGGTTGGCTATAGACCTGCAAGCCCAGATTGATGAGTTAAAGAAAGACAAACCTAATGACTGTGCGGGGGATTGATGTCAATAAAACTGCTGAGGCGTGGTTTAAGCAGGCGCAACATGTAGGCCGGGAGTACTTTATTAGGGCAATGAAGTCGCATAGAGAAGAGATGGCGAATGGTGGCACCTATTCAGGCATACACGCAGAAACTTATAAACTAATGTCTAGACACCCTTGGGGACAGGAGTATTTGAAAATTGAGTCACTTAAATAAAGTCTTGCCTCAGATTGCCCCACACTGCATCGACATGTGGGAACACTTCCCGACGCTTAGGGACTTAGCCTCCCAATGCACCTCTGTGGTTGAGATGGGGGTAAGAGGTGGCTGCTCTGCCTATGCCTTGGCTGCTGGTTTAGAGATCAGCACCGCTAAAGACAGGTGGATGCTCTACCTAGACATCAATGCCTGCCAAAACCCTAAGCTAGAAGAATTGGCTAAGGCTGCTGGAATTAAGATTGAGTTTCAACAGACCGATAGCCGGTATGTAGAACTGCCTGAGTGTAGTCTGCTTTTTATCGACACTCTGCATACCTATGGGCAGCTAAAAACTGAGTTAGACCTTCACCACACCAAAGCCCGTGATTTTATTGTCATGCACGACACCGATGCCCCTTGGGGATATAAGAATGAGGTCGATGACGGTAGTCCTGATCGTGGGCTATGGCCTGCCATAGAAGAATTCTTAGATGAGCATAAGTCAGACTGGTCGCTACTAAAGCGCTACCGTAATTGCCATGGGCTAACCATACTGGCTAGGAAATAATGCACCCCTCAGCCATGCAAAACTGCATTAGGTTTTTTGATACCTATGGCAAACACAAAGAGTCTGGGCTGGTAATTGATATTGGTAGCCAAAACGTCAATGGCAGTCTTAAAGACGCTACCCCTGCCCGCTTTAATTATGTTGGCCTAGACTTCCAAAAAGCTGACGGGGTGGATGTGATCATTACTGACCCGTATAACCTACCCTACGCAGACAAGTCTGTAGACATTGTGCTGTCATCATCCTGCCTTGAACACTCAGAGTTTTTCTGGCTTTCATTTTTAGAGATGGTTAGGGTAGTCAAACCCGATGGTCTAATCTACTTGAACATTCCCTCTGCCGGTCAATACCATCCCTACCCTGTTGACTGCTGGCGTTTTAGGATTGATGCGGCTGTAGCCTTTATGAAGTGGGCGCAGCGGCAGGGCTATAACCCGGCCTTACTGGAAGCCTATACCGATGCTGCACCGCCATGGCATGACTTGGTGTGTATCTATGCGGGTGACATGAAGTTTGTGGAGCATTACCCGGATAGGATTGACCTGCCATGAACTTTGATACCAAGAAGTTTTACCAGTTTTGCCGACATCTAAAGATCGAGTCTAAAGAGCAGGGGATGATTACCCTTGGGCAGACGCTCTTGGGCACCCAGACTTATGTGATTGATGAGGTAGCCAAAGGCTTAGAAGACGATATTCATTTCTTTATTGTCTTAAAGGGCAGGCAGCTTGGTATCACAACCATCAGCCTAGCCATGGACTTGTACTGGCACTTTCTAAACCCCGGCATGCAGGGAACGCTGACCACCGATACGGAGGAAAACCGTGAGCAATTCCGATCTACCCTACAGATGTATATGGACGGATTGCCTAAAGAGTACAAAATCCCTCTCATGTCCCATAACCGGAACCAAATGGTGCTTAAAAACCGATCACGGATGTTCTACCAAGTGGCGGGAACTAGGAGCAAAGGCACCCTTGGTCGAGGCAAAGGTATTACCTTTCTCCATGGCACGGAGACAAGCTCATGGGGTGATGAAGAAGGTTTAGCATCGCTCTTAGCCTCACTGGCTGAAACCAACCCCCTGCGCTACTACATGTTTGAGTCTACCGCCCGTGGGTTCAATATGTTCCATGACATGTGGGTGACAGCCAAACGCGCTAGAAGCCAGAGGGCCATATTCTGTGGCTGGTGGCGCAATCAACTCTATGCTGCTGACGCAAAGTCAGACATCTATAAAGTCTACTGGGACGGCAAACTTTCGGCTGAAGAGAAAGAATGGACACGCGAGATCAAAAAGGTCTACAACTTTGAGATCAATAGCCGCCAGATGGCTTGGTGGCGCTGGAAATTGCATGAGGGCCTCAAAGATGAGGGCCTGATGTATCAGGAGTTTCCTCCGACTGAAGACTATGCCTTTGTAATGACCGGCAGTAGCTTCTTTTCTACTGCCCGATGCACTGACGCTATGAAAGTAGCCAAATCCATAGACGCATCCTATTACCGCTTCTCTATGGGTGCCAACTTCCAAGACACGGAGCTACTAAAGTCCACTGCCAGACTGGCTACCATGACCATTTGGGAAGAACCCGTGCCTACGGCCTACTACGTCATTGGTGCCGACCCTGCTTATGGCTCATCTGACTGGGCTGACCGCTTCTGCGTACAGGTTTACCGCTGTTATGCCGATGGATTGGATCAGGTGGCTGAATTTTGCTCTGCCGAACTTAATACATTCCAGTTTGCGTGGGTCATTTGCTACCTAGCCGGGGCATACCGCAACTCAACTCTAAACCTAGAGGTCAACGGCCCCGGACAGGCAGTCATTAACGAGATGAGAAACCTGAAACGGCAGGCTACCAGAAAGATTACTTTGAGCGAGGCATGCTAAACGTGTATAGCATGGAACTGTTAGATGAGATGAAAGGTATAGTCCGTGACCAAGGAACGATTGCAGCGTATGGCAGGGGCAAAGATGACCGCGTTATTGCTTCAGCGCTGGCCTGTGCAGCCTTTGCCGAACAAGTACAGCCCAGACTCATTGCCGAGAGAATCACTAGGGTCAAAAAAGATGCCCAAGATGCCGCAGGCGCTAACCCAGAAACCATACAACTCCAGCGACAAGTCGGCAGCTACCTCAAGGCACTCGGCTTTTAAGTATGGATACGGTACTGACTAAGGCAGAGATACTGAAGCGCCTAGAGGCCATGCGCTCTAAGCGCAGCCGGGGCTTTACCATGAAGATGTTTGCCGAGTTTGCCTGCATCAACTACCGGCACATGGAGTCCGTTACCCGTAACCAGAGCGACACCTTCACAGAATTGACGCAGCGCAAACTAAGTCGGGCGCTGCTGGCTTTAGAAGCCGGTGAGGCTGGCCCAAGGATCGACATTTTGGGCCGTAAATTCATTGGCTACTCCAAAAATCCCAAACCCGTTTTGCGGCGCTCAGTCGGCCTAGAGAAGACCTCAGACGGTTTTCGGATGAAAGTAGGAATCGTCAATAAGTACGACTTTTCCAAACCAAGACTTGATGACTCAGTGAAAAAAAGGGGCTAATATGGCTGTTATCAACGACTACAAGTGTCCGGCACACGGATACTTTGAAGCACGGGAACCTGTGTGTCCCCATGGATGCACGGATGTACAGGTGGTCTTTTTGCAGCCCGTTGGCACGGTTAG